CTTTCCTGAACAAGGAAGAAAAACGTGATGCTGCTATCAAGTTCTTTGGCACGCTGGGCATGACGGGTATGTTTGCTGGTGTGGTTGGCCTGCCCGGATACAGCATGATTATGGGTATGGCTGAAGGTATTCGTGAGTTGCTGCGTCCTGACATGGAAGACGATGACTCAGACGAAGAGTACGACATTGATGATGATGGCAACCCGCTTGGCAAGCGTAACCTTGACCTATGGTTCCGTGAGTGGTTCATCCCGAACTACTTTGGCCCGGGCAGCGACCTTGCCAAAGCAATGGGTCTTACCGACGAACAGGCTCTTGCTCTACAACGTGGTGTCAAGATGGGGCCAATCTCGGCATTGACTGACCTGAACATCGGCGCGTCAGTGTCACTAGATGGTCTGTGGTTCCGTGACGATGCACCTGCGGAAGACTCCAAGGCTGCATTCACGCAGTTCATCTTTAACTTTGTGACTGGCCCGTTCGGTAGCATGGGGCAGCAGATTGCTTCGTCGTTCGATGACTTTAACAACGGGCAGTTCAATCGTGGGGTTGAGAAACTGCTCCCTGCATTCTTCCGTGGTGGTGCTAAAGCCATACGACAGGCAACTGAAGGAGAAGAAACTCGTCAAGGTGCTGAGATTCGCAACGCCGAGTGGTACACCACGGGCAAGTTGCTCGGTACGGCGCTCGGGTTCCAAAGCACTGAAGTGGCAGAAATCCAGAAGAAGAACTTCATCGCCAAACGCATGGTGATGGAGATTCAAAAGGATCGTCAGAAAGTGTTGGCTGATCTTGACTTGGCGGTACAACGCTATGAGAACGACCCGACGGACCGCAACGAAACTCGTCTTGAGGATGCTTTGATAGCCATTGACAAGTACAACTACAAGAACGGCATGCTTGCCATCAGCGGTGAGACCGTGTCGAAGTCGTTGTCTGGTCGGGCGCAGCGCCGTACGGAAGCAGTTGAAGGGCTTATGGTTTCTCCGAAAGAAGCCCCATACGTTTACCCGCTGCTCGAACGCTCTCAAGTGCCGCAGGAATAAAAAACCCCGGGGGTTAGCCCGGGGTGTAAAAAAGGCAACTACGCCAAGAAAGCGGAAGGAGCGATTCTTCCGCGATCAGTATATCAAAGACGCCATATTCGTAAACCCCTGATGCCATCTTCGATCACAACTTTGGTCAATATGTTGTATCGGAACCTCTGTGTGGTACGACGAACTTCTTTCTCAGCAGCAGACGGGTTCAAGCAAGGGATGAAAAACGAACACCCCTTCTTGAACTTCTTCCAGTTCACCCGATAACTAACCTTCTCCACCAGCATCATTGGCACCCGGGGTTGCGAACTCATCCATGCTGATGAACTCCGTGTTGGAGCAGTCAAAGATCAGCGAGTGCACTCCCGGCGACACAACCTTCATACCTTTGGACAGCCGCTTGTTCATGGTGCCCAGAAAGATGCCTTTCTTTTCCAACTGCGCCAGCGTGTCCTTGTAGTTCACTTGAAACTTGACGCAATCGTTCTTGAATGGTTTGGCGGCTAGGAACATCTTCTTAGTGTCCGGCTCATAGCGTATGAGCAATTCACCGCGAGGCTCCAGTGTGGGTAGCATTGCCATGTTGGTGCGACGATCAACCTCATCGTTCACAACCAAGATGCTCTGCATATGGCGGTTGATATAGTCACCGACCACTGCCATTACATCGCTGGCTGGCGGCTTTACCTCCACACGTAGGCTCAAGATCATCTGGGTAGCCCATCTGTAGATGGCTTTCATATCCCAGTCGATCAAGCCAATGTTCTTGGCGATCAGACCACCAGTAATGTTGGCAGCAACCACCGCAGACCAGAAGCGTTCGCGTTGAGTCAGGCGCAGTTCTTTGTCAATCTTGGCTTGAATGCCAAGGACCGTGTTCTTTGCCTCTTCCAGATTCTCTACTAGCCACTTAGCATACAGGTCGCCCGCGTGTCCGAAGTTCTGTTTCAGTTGATGATCGAACATCTGCTTGGCTTCTGCCACATCAATTACTGGGGTGTAGTCGATCTTGTACTCAATCAGTCGCATCATCTCGCCATCAGGACTGCTTTTGAGTGATGCCATCTTCTCGTAAAACGAAGCGTTTGATGAGCACAGGGAGATTGATTGCCATGAAGTGAGGTTCAGACGCAGTTCGTTGGAGCCAGACTTCACACGGTCACGACCCCATCCCTGTGACATGCTGTATGCCAAGGTAGAGAAGTCTGCTGGAGTGGTGTTGGTCATCTCGTCCACAGTGAACGGCAGGTTGTTCATCACGCCTAGTCGCAACAGTTTGGCTGCAAGAGTGTCATCCCACATTGCACACAGTCTGCCGGGGTCACCGTACACGCTGTTGCACATGTGCAAGATGGTGGTCTTGCCCGTGCCTGAGTTGGGATGAATGACGTTAATGATGGCTCCGTTTTGTCCCAAGAATTTAAGCAAGGGGGAACCAAAGGCAGTCAGCGTTGCGAACGCATGGGGTTCAAGACCGGGTCTACCGTACAGGTCAAACACTTCTTTCCACTTTTCCAGTGTGCCCGTAGGTTGCATGTGCTGCGCTAGGTTTTGCGTAGTGCTCGACGGCGGGCTGTGAAAGATGCCGTCTGGTGTGATCTCGCGGTCACCGACAATGAACTTACTGTCCCTATCGGCCCATCCGAATTGTTGTCTCATGTGTTCTGCTCTCCGTTTATATTGAAGTTCTTTGATGGAGAGAAATAGGTACTCCATCAGTAAGTTAAAGGGCTTCGCGCTGCAAACCACGCCGTGACTAGAAAGCGCTTTACGCAACTCATTCTTGTCAGTGACTTGCACGTTCGACACGACGAACTCTTTAACCCCATCCCGAGGCAGGTGCAGTTTCATCACGATAACTTCACCCAACAAGGGGTCGCGCATGCGCTTGATGACATACAAGTCATGCTCGTAGACCCGCAAAGGTTCCTCTTCTTCCCCCACCATCTTGTAGATGCCACCGTTCTTGCCACGGAAAAATGGACTGGGGTACTTGGGTATGGTGTGAACTTCGGTGTCTTCTTCCTCCTCGTTCTCAACGACGACGGTATTGTCCTCGTCTGTTGCTTCAGCAATCTCTTTCCCCAACACAATCGGGGACTTGATCTTGCCTTGGTGAGGGCACCCATCGCACCCACCGGGGTTACTGCGCTCAAATTCTGCGCAACTGTGCGGGCCAACTATATGCACTACCTTTGCTTCAGTAGTTGCATAGTCATAGTCGGGGTGCCCCTCAGACATCTTGTGGATGGCAACGTTACGGTCACTGCAAAACTTCGCAATGGACAGCGCGTCAAACCATCGGGGTTCTGACAATGTTTCACGGTCTTCAAAAGCCGAAAGCAACTGCCTGCATCCGTTCTCGCCGCGCAACATAATCTTGCGGTAAGAAGACGTGGTGTTCTGCATCATGGCTTTCGCCAGTTCCGTCAACTCGCGTTTGGGAACTTCAGGCTGTACTTCTTTGACTCCCAAAATCTTGCGGAAGTCGTCATACTCAACAGGCCGAGCATCACTGATAATTTCTACCAGCGTAGGTGGATTGTCTTTAAAGTTGAATGTGCCGGGGATTCTGAGCACACGGGCAACTTCAAAAACTTTCCCGTCGATGTGGAAGTTGTGGAGAACACAGAGTTCGCGTAAACGCTCTGCAACAGGTTCCCACTCCTTACGGGTAACTTCACGGGTTAAAGGCCAGTAGGCGTGGATGCCACGTCCGGAGTTGACTAGCAACGGCTTCGGAAGCCCAATCTTTTTGCAGAAAATTTGTAGTTCTTGCAGTCCGGTTGCTTGGTCAATGTATCCTTCGGGGCGTCCTGTCTTCTCGTTGATTGCGGTCTTGGTCTCTCCGCAGTCAATATCCAGCCAGAATGACTTTAGCCCTTTAACGTTTGGCTTCTTACGGTTTTGGTCTGTCGCAAACTTAGCGACTCCAAAATAAACGTTTCGCTCTTGCGCCACAAAATCTGCGGCGACTTGGTCTACTTCTTCGCGTGTTGCTACCAGTTTTTGCCTGACATCGTCTTCACCTTTTATGCCCAGCACCGCAAACCACCCATCGGGCGGCTGAACAATGCTTAAAAGGTCTTTATCATTCATGTCGAAAAAGGGGGCACTACCCCCTAGACTCCGTGTCCAAGGCGTTATAAGAAAATCAGATGAAAGATTTGAGCAAGGTCTGGACTGCACCTACTGACTGATTCAGAGGGGTGTTTGCCCCAGTGAACCAGTTGTAGACCGTCTGTCGGCTGACCCCAAGTTCGGATGCAACAAGCGAGACAGGGATATTGCGTTTGATGCAAACCCTACCCAACTTAACACCCAGCAACTTGGAGTCGGCCTCCTTGTTCAGAGCAATCAGCCGTGCGCTGTAGCCGTAACTCATCGAGTTACTCGTCTTCGCTCCACTGACTTACAACGTCAGCGAGGCTTGCCTTAGCCTTGGGCGCAGGCTCGGCTTTTTTAACTTGGCGTTTTACAGGCTCTTCGATTGCTTCGTCATCCGGCTCATCCGAACGCACGACAGCCTTCTTTGGCTCGACATCTTCAGCCTTTGCCTTGGTTTTGTTTTCCACGGCAGGTGGCTGCTTCTTGACACCATCGGCTTGCGCCACGGTAATCATGGTGTACATCTTGGTCTCGGGCTTAGATTGAGAAGCCTTGACCAGTTCGTACTCTTCGTCGTTGATGTTGCGCAACGGAGTGAACAGCAGTTCCATCGTGTCGGCGTTGGCATCAAAAGAAATGTTGGTCACCACATTGTCAGGAGACTCGCCGTTGGCAATCAAGAACTTGACGTAGGACTCGAACGGATGCACGTTGCCAGTGCCCTTGCCGAACAGAGATTTGGCAGGGACGTTGAACTGATACACATCACCGCTGGAATCACCTTCGACCATCACCGAGATGCGGCGCTGATAGCGACAGGCTTTACCACCGTTGTCGCCTGAACCCTTGATGTTTTGAGGGCAGTCTGCGCAGTTGTCGTGCTGTTTGTCACCAGCACTAGCCTCTGGCTTGTCACCGAGGTTAGACCAGCAGTTTGGCAGAGTGGCTTCTTTGTTCGGATCGAACTTCTCCCGATAGTAAATGCGGGAGACCTTGGGCAATGCACCGACGATGATGACGTTGATTTCACCACGCACGGCATTGCCGATCTGCTCACCATTGACGATGCGCTTGAACGTACCGTTGGTGTTGGTCTGGATACGACGCGAGGTCGTAGAGGTTGCCAGCGATTTGGCGAGGTCGCTTAGTTGACGGTTGCCCGAGACGGCGACGGCGTTTTGTTGTTTGAAGATGGCGAGATTGCCCATTTACTTTGCTCCTTTGAGAAATTCATAAAAAGTTTGTGCGTACTGCACGACTTGCTCAGGGGTTGCCCCCACTACTTGAATTGCGAGTTGTAGCGCAGTCACCCGCGCTTGCAACTCAAACTGCTTCTCATCCATAGTCGCTCCTTACTTGGCAGTTGGTTTACGGACTTGCACGGTGTATTTGCGTTCGTTCTGAAGTCCAGCCGGGAACTTGTCTGGGTTGTCCTCCAAGAACTGTCGCATGTTGGAATTGTGGATTCGTTGCTCCAACAGGAAAGGTGCATCGTTGTTCTGGATGAACTGATACATCGAATCCCAATCGCTCGTCCAGTACCGTGACGACACCCGGCGAGAGATTGTTCCTACTGGTGTTCTGATGCTATCCATGTTCTGCTCGTTGCAGATTTCAAGCAACTTGTTGCCGACCACATCGAACTGATCTTTCAGTTCTTGCAGTTCAGCCTTGTGCTGCTCTTCCTTTGCTTCGATGGCAGTGCGAATCTTGAGGTAGATGCCTACAAGTTCGTCAATGGTCAATTCTGTTTCGGTCATAAAGTCGCTCCTTCTTGCTTTTGAGATGCCAGTATAACACAACTTTTGACTTTGTCAAACGTCGTTTGAAATTTCTTGGCGATACAAGTCCACAATTTTTTCGTGGTTTGTTATGTTGTTCTGGAGCATGCCGTAGAGTCTGCTCTCAACTTCGCTGCCTTTGATGTGCACGATGGTCATCGCGTTCTTCTGACCCGGACGGTTGATTCGGGCGTTGGCTTGCAGGTAGGTCTCCACGCTTGTGACGGGGGCGTACCAAATAATTGTGTCTGCTGCGGTAAGCGTAAGGCCATGAGAGGCGGCCTGTGGCTGAATGATGAGCACATGGGGGTCAGTTTTTTCTTGGAAGTCTTTGACCAACTCACTGCGTTTGTTGACGCTAACTTGCCCGTTGATGACACCGCACGAGATGTTGTTCTTCTCCAGCACTTCGCGGAGCAACTCGATAGTGTGCGTGAACGGTACAAAGACCAGCACTTTGTGGGAGGCTTCTTCGATGACTTCGAGGATGACCTGTATTCGATTGGATACATCGAACTCGATGACTTCACGGTTGTCGGTGTAGACCGCACCGCCTGAGATTTGCAGCAACTTGTTGATGTTGGTCGCTGCGTTGACTGCTGTAACTTCTTCACCAGCGGCGCTGATTGTCATCTGCTTCTTAAGCATCCGGTAGTACTTCACCTGCTGCGGCGTCAGTGGTGCTTCGCGTTCAACGAATGTCAACTCGGGCAAGTCAAGGCACTGATCTTTCTCAAACCGAATGGCAGGTTGCAAGACTTTGTGCACTACCCCCTGTGCTTGGGGTTTAGGTAGCCACCGGAACTGTGACACCTTGTACATCACTTGGTCACGGAACTGACCAAAGTACTTGGGTGCGCCATCAGGGTTAACCAGTTTTGCCAGCCCGTATGCGTCTAGCGGAGACTGTGCAGCCGGAGTGCCTGTCAGCATCCAAAGCCAGTCAGCCTTGGCGACGACATCTTTGAGCACTTTCCAACGGTTGGTCTGCGGGTTCTTGTATGCGTTGGCTTCATCAACCACAATCAGGTCAAAGCCCCCGTCGAGGATTGCTTGCTTGACGACAGCCAGCCCATCGAAGTTGATGATGACAAAGTCCGAACCTGCGTTGATAACCTTGGTGCGAGTCTTAGCATCCCCGTGAGCAACAGAACAGGAACGGTGCATGGCGAACTTGAACAAGTCCTGCTGCCATGCTGATTTCATAATAGACAGAGGGCACAGAACAAGCACGCGCTTCACGCGCCCTATCTTCATCAGGTAGTCAGCCGCCCAGATGACGGATGCTGTTTTGCCCGTGCCTTGCTCGTTAAAGCAAAAGGCTTTGGGGTAGAGGGTCAAGAAAGAAGCGGTCTCTTTCTGATGGGCAAACGGAGTCAGTTTGCCAGTCCACTTGTAGTCGCGCAGGATTGGCGATGGGGCATCTTTGATACCCAACCGAGCAAGGGCTTGTGCCTCTTTCAATCCCCAGTTGACCGCGACCTCATAGACACCGTCATCTTGTGAGAGGACTGCGCTCTTTTTGATCTGCTCAGTGATCGGATGTGGCTGCTTAGTTTGTAGCAGCAGTACTTTGTTATCGACGATTTGCACTCTTTCGCTCTCTTGGACTTACTTCGGAAACGAGTTTGTTCGTTGCATCACGTTTGAACGAACGGTTTTTTGCTGCCGAAATGACTTGTAGTTTGCCTTTGTTGCTACCACCCTTGGACAGAGCCGTGGTGTGGTGCACATCTTTGCCGTCGCCGTTGGTCGCTTTGCCAGCCTGTATTGCCTTGCGGCGGGCAGCATTGCGCGTGGCGCGGTTCTTCTTTTGTTCTTCGGTACCTTGGTACTGCTCGTACTCTTTTTTATATGGTCTGGGTTTGTTAACGTATGGCATGGTCGCCTCCTATCGCTTGCGGTTATGCTCACATGATACGACGGGGCAGAACTTACATAAAGGCCCGGTGTTCGTATTCCACACTCCTGTTTCTTGAGCAGTAGCAAGCCTATCTAGGTCCGGCTCAAATGTCGCAAAATAGGAGTCCCGCATCTCGGCAAAATGTTCCTTGTGGATAAACTCATTGCTGACCACGAAAGCCAAGGCAGACTTGATCTTCTTGACCTGTGGAAAGTGCGTGAACAAGGCAGCGGCTAGGATGTCCAACTGCTTGAGGTCTGCGTATTTGGCGTTCTTGCTGGTTTTGTAATCCAAGGAAAACGCCAGTTCGTCCTGTACCACAATCACGTCACCGATGCCACGCCACCAGACATCCTTGTCAAAGAAACCACAAGGCTCGTAGCCAGTGTCGGTCTTTCTGACACCCAGTTTGAGTTCGCAGTGCTTCTCGCCGGGAATGTTCTTGATGGCATCCACCGTCTCTTGGATGTAACCAAACTTGGGTGGGATGGGCTTGCCTTCTTTAATGTAATCCTCAGCCGCTTTGTGTAACTCTTGTCCATACAACGTGGCCTCACTGCCTTCGTCTTTGACATCTTTGACTACCTTCAGGTGGTAGTACTTCTTTGGGCACTGCTCAAATGTCTTGAGCGAGGAGTAAGACCATGTGG